CCCTTGTAGACCTGCACGTTGTCCGCGGCGAAGTAGTTCGTGCCGTCCGAGGCCAGGGCCCTGATGGTGTTGGCGCCGCCCCACGTGATCGTGGTGCTGGACGCTCCGTCGTCGGACTTCAGGACGCTGCCCACGGCCGACCAGAAGCGGTCCGTGCCGTTGTTCCACCCCACGGTGAAGTGCGGGTTGCCCGACGCGTCGGCGATGCGCTGCGTGGTCCTCCGCAAGAGCGTCAGCTTGCCGTTGGTCCAGGGGTTCACGCCCACGCTGTGGCCGTACTGGATCGCGTGGCGGTTCTGCAAATTCGCCACCTGGACCTGGTCGGGGTCCTGGTAGAGCAGGCCCTCTCCGCCGATGAAGCTGGCCTGCGAGCGCAGCCACCAGTTGGCGAGCGACTGCTCTCCGGGCTCGCGCTGGTTGTCGAACTGATCCTTCTTCAGCTGGGCCCCGGCTCTGGTCATGGTCCGGTCGTCGCTGATCGCGGAGAGCCACGGCATGCCGCCGATGGCGTAGGCGTACTGCACGCCCTCCAGGGCGAAGGTCATGCTCGCCGAGGACGTCCGCCCCGAGAGGGGGAACGGCAGCCGGCTGACGATGCCTGCCATATCAGGCCACCTTGGTCAGACGGATCCAGGAGTAGATTTTCAGCGTGGTGGCCGTGGCGTTCGAGGTGGACTGGGCCCAGTCGATGGTGACGTTGCCGGAGGTGCCAGCGACCTCGACCATTCCGAAAATCGGGATGCCGAAGGTCGAGCCTGCCACGGAGACGCCGTAGGCGCGGCTGGCGCCAATGGCCGAAGCGATGGTGCGCACCGTGTCCGGGTCCGCGGTGGAGTTGAAGGAAACCGCGGTGGAGTTCCAGAAACCCGAGGATCCGGCAGGGGCATTGACGGTCAGGTTGATGTCTGGCGTAACCGAGGCGGACGTTACGAACAGCACGCCTTCGATCTCGTAAACCGAGCTGGTGGCCACCGCCACCGTCAGGTGCGGGTCGGTGCTGAGCGTCGTGTTGCTGGCGACGTTGGTATCGCTAGTTTTGCGGGCGTGCAGCTGTCCGCCGATGCCCGACACGGTGAGGCTGCCGGTGACAGTCGCATTGCCACCGACCGTCAGGGCGGTGTCCGTCGTCAGGGTGCCGACGCCCGAGCGGTACAGGACTGTGTCGAAGCTGGTGGTACCCGGCCCCCAGGCCAGGCGCCCGTCCGTCCGTACGAACCAGCGGGCGTTGGCATCGCCCGTCACCCGGGACTCGTACTGGCTGTCCGTCGACAGGGCGCGCGTGCCGCGCAGCAGGTTGTTGAGGCCGATCTCTCCGTTGTTGGTGACGTTGCCGGAAAAGGTGGGCGTCCCCGAAAACGTGCCCGCCAGAGCGGCGCCACTGGAAATGCTCGGCGTACCGGACAGCACCACGGCACCCGAGAAGGTTGGGGTACCGGTGAAGGTGCCGCTCAGCGCACCCGCGTTGATCGTGGGGCTCGTCAAGGTCTTGTTGCTCAGGGACTGCACGTCGGACGTGCCGACGATGTTTCCCGTCAGGCCGTGTACGGCCCCTGTGGAGGCCTCGTGGGTACGGAAGTCCGTCGCGTCCTGCGCGTTGTAGACGTGCCGTACGACGGCGCCCAGGGAGTGGCTCTGGGCGCTCGTGCCGCCGTAGCCACGGGTGACGGTGAGGGTCGTCCCGGCGGCAGCCGTGACCGACACCAGCTCTTCCGTGGCCGCCCCGTAGTCCAGGGCGAGGATGTACGGGAAGGAGCCCGGGAATCCGGTGGTCGCGCCGACGTTGGCGGCCGTGGAGCCCGAGGAGATGCTGCCGCTCAACGTGGTCTGCTGAGCGACGTTGCTATAGAAGACGGCGTTGGGCACGGCTCAGCTCCCCTGGAAGTACGCGTAGTTCGGGGTGTCGTTGAACTGCTGGTCCCGCTCTTCCGTCAGGCGCTGCTGGTAGAGCTGGGCATACATGGTCATCGCCCGGGTCGCGGAGGCCGGAGGCACCAGAGGCGCCCGCTCGGTGGCCTCTATGGACTGCTGCTGGAGCCGTGCGGACTCCAGCGCCGGGAGCAGGCGCATGCAGGTCCCGTAGACCACCATGTCGACGTAGCGGTCCGGGTAGCCGGTGACGGCCGCGAAGTCGTCGGAACCGTTGACCAGCGCCGTCGGAGGCTTGCCGTAGACGATGCGGATCTTCTGGCCCGGGGTGACGTAGTCGAAGACCTCGATGCTCTTGCCCGAGGTGAACGTCGTCGGGCTCGCCTTCGGGTTGTAGCGCCAGTTCGGCAGGGGCTGCCAGACCTTGCTGGGCCCGATCAGCTGGCCCACGACGTACCAGACGTCGGAGAGGTCCGCGGGAAGCTCGTACTCGATGACGACAGCGTTCTTGGTGATCTCCGTAGAGGAGAACACCACCAGTTCCGGATAGAGCGTCTGGATCGTCTGGTTGATCGCTTCCTTGATCCGCGACCTGGGGAAAGCCGGGTTGCTCGTCACCAGGGCGTGGGCCGCGTGGCTCGCGGCCGTGGTGCCCTCGTAGCCACGCCCGTTGGCCAGGCCCATCACGGAGACGACTCCTGACGTGGAGTCGTAGGTCTTGACCAGGATCAGTTCGTCGTCGATCTCGACCAGACCGCGGCTCAGGTTCGTCACCGTGGCCGCGTCGCACGAGAACGAGGTGTCGCCGGCCGCCATGGAGGCGGCCAGCTCGGACACGCTCTCCTGGTTCATGGCGAAGCCCAGCAGCTGCTGGCGCACCTGCTTCACGAGCTGATCGAAGGTGGTCACGACCGCTCGTCCACCTTCGTGGCGATGAAGAACACGCTGTAGACGACCGACGCCGTGGCGTTGCCCGTGGCGTTGATGCTGAAGTTCGTTGCCCCGTCGCTGGTGAAATACGTCTCCCACACGGTGGGGACGTTGATCGCCGGCACAAGCGGGATCGAAGACAGCGTGGTACCGCCGAACCTGAACTCGATGTTCCCGTTGTCGGCTGCCGCCGGAGCGGCGCCGGACAGGTAGGCCCACACCTGAACGCGGTACAGGCCCTTGCCGCTGGGCGGCAGGGACGTCACCAGGGCCTGGCCCGCCGTAGGCGCCGTGACGGCCTTGGCGGCCCCCATGGAGGCGTTGGCCAGGGGCGCGGTGGTGACCCTCATGGACGTCATCTCAGGCCTCCGAGGGCATGGGGTCGGCCTTGCTGAAGTCGCGCCCGTACGCCGCTCCTGCGGCGTCGGAGGCCTTCAGGGCCGACATGATCTGGTTCGTCTTCGTGCCGTCGGGCTGGACGCCCTGCTTGCGTGCCTGGCGGTACAGCTCCAGCTCGCTGTCCCAGCGCTTCTGCACCGTGGCGTCACCGCCACCGATGCCGCAGTACGCGACGCGCAGGTTGGCGGAGCGAGCGCACTCGCCCCAGCTCTTGTGCTGCCCGGGAGTAGGGCAGCCGCTCCGGCAGGCCATCAGGAGCCCGCCACGTCGCCGTCGTGGTAGCCGATGGAGACGTGAGAGTCGTCCTCGGTGCCCAGGGCCGTGTTCTTGACCGGCACGGCTGCCACCGTGGCGTTCAGGATGAGCTGCTCATCCTGGTTCGTTATCGCGCTGTTACCGCCGTTGCCGGTCGGGCAGCGCTCCTGGCCGTCCATCACTTACCCCCCGCCTTGCGCGGGGTGCGCTTCGGAGCGGCCTTCTTGGCCGCCTGCGTGATCCAGGGCGGCATGGCCTTGCCCGAGCCCGAGGGGGCGGGCGGCTTGACCGGCTGGACCTTCTTCTTGGCCGGCGCCGGGGGAGTGGTCTTCTTCGCCATGGCGAGTCCCTACGAGATGAGCGTGAAGTTGGCGCTGGTGACGCCCACACCGCCCGCGATGAGCGCGGCCTTGGTGGCGTCGGAGACCACGTATTCGTGGCCGCCCATGTACATGCCGGGGGCAGAGGCTGCGATCTCGTCCTGGGTGGGAAAGCGGGCCGCCCGGTACGTCCCGGGCGGCCCTTCCAGGATCGAGATCCCACGGGCGAGCTTGACCCGCAGGAAGAGCCTGTCTTCCCAGGACGCCGGACCCTCGTTGACAGACGGGGTCCGGAATGTCCAAGTAGCCACGACTTACTGGAAGTCGATGCTCGACGTCGTCTCGGCGCGGATCAGGGCCTCGTTGCGGTAGATCTTCCAGCCGGCCACGCCGTACCAACCCAAAGGTCGGAATCGTGCCAGCTTGTCCACGATGGGACCCGCCACGACGTGGAACTCATCCGCCACGGCCTCCGCCAGGGCCTGCTGGCCCGCGTAGTACGTACGGAAGCGGCGCACCGTGTTGTCACCGGTACCGGCGTCCACGGCGTTGTAGCAACGCGGGGACTCGATGTAGTACGCGCCCTCGTAGGCGCCGATCTCACCGGCCCAGATGTTGCCCGCGGCCGAGTAGTTGTGCGGGTCGCGCCACGCAGCCGCACCGGTCTCCGCGCGGAGGTCGTGAGAGACCTCGGGGTGGATACCGCACCAGTAGAGGCCGCTCTTCCGCGGAACGGCCTTGTTGGTGCGCAGCTTCACCGGAGCCAGGCGGGCGATGGCGCTGTTGAACGTGTCCGTGTTGGTCATGGTCGTGCCCACAGGCAGCGAGACCGTACCGGTGGTCACGTACGAGACCGTGCCAGCCTTGCGCTGGATCACGTTGGTGCCCGAGCGAAGCTCGGTCTGGACCACGGTGTCGATCGAGTCCGCGGCGTTGAACGCGATGATGTTCGCGATCGCCGGGTCGACGTCGGTCAGCGAGTACAGGTACAGCTTGCGCGTGCGCAAGATGGGATTGCCGTACTCGTTGAGCGTGAGCGTGGTGGTGGTCGGGTTGCCCATCGCCACCGAGTCGGGGTCAACCGTCTCGGTGAGCGCCGTGGTGGCCACGGCAAGATCCTGGTAGCGCTCCAGGACGATCGAGCCGCCGGGGGCGGTGGTGTCCGCAGGTCGCTTGTCCGCGATGGCGCGGAACAGAGGCTGCGAGCGGAGAGCGAACTCGAAGCGCTTGTCATATGCCGCCTGGACGGCATTGGACATCGCTGAAGTGTCTGTATAGGCGTTAGCCATGGTGGCCTCTCACCCCCTCCGGGGTGCCGTAGTGAACGGGGAGAGGTCAGGACCAGTCGTAGGGACTGCCGTGCGACTGCATGAGCTTGTTGAACTCCTCCGGGGTCTGGCATGCCGCGAGAGCGGCGGCCATTTCCTTGTCAGAGCCCTGTGGAGGGGCCACGCCCTGCGTGCCCTGCTCCGCCATGCGCTGCATCTGCTCCTGACCCAAAGCCGGAACGGTGGAAGCCGGAGGTCCCGAGGGGACCTGCTCGCCCGGGTTCTCCTCGCCAGGAGCGGCAGGGAGCTTGGCCAGGGCGCCGCCATTGGCGGTCAGCCAGTCGTCCAGCTTGGCGGGGTCGCCCTGATACAGGCCTGCGGCCTGCGGTGCGTACCCCTTCGCCTTGAGCGCGTTCTCCAGCTCGCTACGGGTCTGAGTTTCCTTGAGGCGCTTGTTCTCCGCCTGAAGCTCGTTCACCTGTCCCGAGAGCTTGGCCAGTCCTTCGCGGAACCACTTGGGTCCCTGCGGCTGGTCGTTCGTCTCGCCCAGGCCCGACGTCTCGTCGGACTCCTCGTAGCCGAAGCCGTACTCGCTCACTGCGTCACTCCCGTTCATCTGCGCGGCCTACTCGCCCTCCGGGGGAAGGGGTCGTGCTCCGCTACCGGCCTTGTCCGAGGACGGGGCCGGTCGGTCCGTCGGGCGGGGAATGTACGCGTGCTAGTACTTTTTAGCTAGCACTGGTAGTTAAAAGTTGTACGGGCAGCACAAAGCCCCCGACCGAAGTCGAGGGCTAGGGCTGTACCTGCGCGCCCGCAGGTGTCGGCGGTACGTCCTCCGCCTCGCGGAATGGGACTTGAACCCACATCCTCCCGGGCCGCCCGGGCCGCCCGGGTCGCTCTTCTCGCCTATTGAGCTATCCGCTACGTCGCAGAGTACCCAGCATTGAGGCCCTGGACGCTGGAGCCCTGCTGGCCCGCGAACGCGGCCCGCTCCTGGGACTTGAGGCGCTTGCCCTTCTCCGCGGCGCTCTCGGCCCCTACGGAGGCCGCAGCGCCCGGCGTGAAGACTTCCTGCTCGGCTTCCCTCTGGCTCCAGTTGGTCCCGTAGCGGCCCGCGATGCCAAGCATCGACTCGAAGCCGTCCGCGATCTGGCTGTACGCCTGCTCGGCCTGGTCGGCCGTGATGCCGATGGTGGCGTACGACTCCAGGTCCAGCGTGTTCGCCGCGAAGCCGCGGCGGATGGCCGCGGCGCCGATGGCGCCGGCCGCTGCTTGTTTCTTGAGGATCGGCTCAGCCGTCTTGCGGTCCAGGAAGTAGGCCGTCAGGTCGGCCTCGTTGATCCCGTACATCTGGAAGAGGGCGTTCTTGTACTCGGGGTTCGCCTGGCTGGTGGCCGCCGTGGCCAGGTCCACGCGGTCCTTGATCTCCGTCGGGGAGACGTCGCCGGCTATCCAGTTCTGGAAGTCGGCCGGGTTGTCGTAGAAGCCCTTGGGCAGCCCGGCAGAGCTGAGGATCTGCCGGTACGACGATTCGGTCGACAGGTAGTCCGCAGGGCTCAGCACGGGCAGGCCCGCCTTGATCCTGGCCTCGTTGCCCGCGAAGCGGGTCTTGTACTCCTTGGTGTCCTGGAGCAACAGGCCGATCGTGTCGGCCCCGTAGCCCTGCTTCACGTAGTCGTAGATCTTGCCCGCGAGGGAGTCCAGGCCGAACTGACCGAAGAGGCTCTTGAGCGACAAGAACGCGTCCCGGTTCGCCCCGCTCAGCAGCTTGTCGTACTGGCCCGAGACCTCGTAGACCGTGTTCTGTAGCGTGCCCTGCTTCGTCACCGAAGCCTGCTGGGCCGTGGTCTGCTTCTTAACGATCGCCTGCTGGTCAGCGATCTGCTTCTGGATCGCGGCCTTGCGTACGCCGCTGATGCCCTTCTGGCTCAGCTGCGCCTGGAGGGACTTGACCCTGGCGTTCGCCGCTTTGATGGCCGTGGCGCTCGCCTGGCCCCTGGCCTTCTCCCCCGCCAGGGCCGCGTTCGCCTTGTCGATCGCGCCCTGATCGACCTGCCCCGGCGCGGGCAGGTCGATGGTGTTCTGGAACTCGTCGGGGACGTTCTGCTCTACGGGTGTGCTCATCGCCTACCAGGCCAATCCGAAGTCCTTGGCCACGCTCCTGGCCACGGTCATCATGCTTTCCCTCGCGTTGTTCGTCTTCCGCCACAGCGGGTCCGCCCGCACTTCGTTCTCGAACTGCCACAGCGGCATCTGGGAGCCCGCCTGGGCTCCTGCTGCGGGCTTCGCGGTCATCGCCTTGGCGATGTGCGTGTTGAAGAGATCCACGTCCGTCTCAGGCAGCTCCAGGAGCGTGGCCGCGCTCTTGATGTACGGGGCGGCCAGGTCCATCACGTTCTGCCCGGCGTTGATCTGGTCCGCGAAGGCGCTGTAGCGGGCCGCTGCGGCCTTGCGGATCCCGGCCTCCACGTTCTCCAGCGTGGACTTGCCGGAGGCCACACCGACGGCGTTCTTCTTGTACCAGTCGCCGCTGTACTTCATCCCGTTGAGGTAAGCCAGCTCATGGAACTTGTCGAAGGCCTCACCGGCCTCGCCCCACATGATCCCGCCGTGGGTGGTCGTCTTCGCGCCCATCCAGTCCTTGATCCGGGCATCGCTCCAGCCGAGGGCGAGCGAGTTGTAGATGGCCTGCTTCAGCAGGGCGTTGGGCTGCCCCTTGCCGGGGCCTGCCTGGAAGATCTGATTGCCCAGGCCGACGGCAACGGCCAGGGCGTTGACCTTGTACTGGGCGTTGGCGTTGTTCTGCTTCCAGGTCGCCGGATCGGTGTACTTCGTCGTGAGGTATTTCCGCAGCGTGGAGGACTGCGTGCGCCACCACTTGCTGTTCTTGAGCTGAGCGCCGAACTTGGCGGCCGACCACCCCCCGGCGACGGCCTTACCGAACAGGCCCTTCAGCTCCTTGTTGGAGTTGATCAGGGCGGACGACAGGCCGTACTGCGAGGCGAGTTCGTCCTTGTCGAGCACGGGCGTCACGGCGGCCGTCCCTGAGTAGCTGGAGGATCCGGCGATGGTGCCGCCGCCGGAGGCGCCCAGCACCTTGTTCACGTACTGCCGGACGGTGTTGCCGCCGTCCGAGGCACTGCTGTTGGGGTTGGGCTGGCCCGAGAACCACATGCTGGCCGCGCCCGCGGCCCCGTACTTCTTGTAGTAGCCCCCGAGGATCACCCGGGCCACCGCGTCCTGAGCGGAGCGCGAGTCCCTGAACTGCTGCCAGGTCATGCTGTACCCGAGGGCCTTCCTGGTCCAGCTCGGGATATTGCCCTTCATGACCTGGTAGGCGCCGACGGCGCCGATCGAGTTGACCACCGAGTAGTTGCCGCCGGACTCCACCTGGCGGACGCCGTAGAGCAGCTGATCCAGTGTGGTCATCAGTGCATCAACCCCATGTCGCTCAAGACCTGGCGCCCGATGTTCATCGTCTTGTCGGCCACGGCCGAGGTCTTGCGCCAGGCCGGGTCATTGCGCACGAGCTGCGTGAAGTCGTGCAGGTCCATGGGCTCGGGCTGGCCCTTCGCATTCGCGCGGTTCAGGGCCTGCTTGACCTTCGGGGAGAAGGCGTTGATGTCCGTCTCGGGGAGGCCCAGTTCCTGGGCCACCACCTGGACGTACGGCTGCGCCAGATCCTGGATCGAGGCTCCCGCCTTGATCTGCTCGGCGAAGGCCGGGTACAGCCCAGCCGACTGCTCGCGCAGGCTGCCTTGGATCTTCTCCATCGAGGTCAGGCCCCTGACCAAGTACTGCGCGTTGTTCAGCACGCTCTGCTCGGTCACGGCGACGCCGTTCTTGTACGCCTCGTCCTTGATGGCCTTGGCCGCCTGGCCGGCGAGACCGCCCAGGGTGTGGTCCTTGGCGAAACTGACGTACTGGCCCAGGAAGTTCTGGACCTGGCCTTCCTCCCAGCCGAACCAGACCATGTTCTTGGCGAGCTTCTCGACGTTCTTGTCGCTCAGAATGGCACCGGCCTTCACGGCCATCTGCTGGGCCGCCACGCGGGCGGCCTCCATGCTCGCCTTGTAGGTGGCCGGGTCGGTCTTCTGCAAGATCTGCTGCTGGCGGACGGTGTCGCTGTTCTTCTTCCACCAGCTGGAGTTCTTGACCTCGGCCTGGAACTTGTCCGGCGTCCACTGGTCGGCGACGGCCCCCTTCAGGAGCTTCATCAACTCGGGCTGAGACTTGAAGAAGGAGTAGCTCATCCCGTACGTCTCGGCCAGCTCGGTAGCGTCGAGCCGCGGGGCGACCTCTTCGGCGTACCCGCCGCCGGACGTGGGATCGGCAGAGACGCCGGGGATCCGGCGCCCGCCCATCCACCGGTCCATGTAGTAGCCCTCAGCCAGGGACGAGATCTTGACGCCCTGGCCCGGGGCGGGGCTGTGGATGAACTTCCCGCCACCGATGTAGATCCCGACGTGATCGGGACCCCTTTGCTTCCGGTCCGTGTCGAAGAACACGAGGTCCCCGGGGCGCAGCTTGTTGGGCTGGACGCTGGCGCCCACCTGGATCTGGTTGTACGTGGTCCGCGGGAGCTGAATGCCGTTCTTGCCGAACGCATACTGCACCAGCCCCGAGCAGTCGAAGCCGCTCGGGGTGGACCCGCCCCAGACGTACTGCGTGCCCAGGTACTGCCGGGCCAGATTGACGATGTCGTCTCCGTTGGCCATGGCTTACTCCGGTGCGCCGAAGACGAGGCTTTCCAGGGCGTTCTGGTACGTGGTCGCCGCCTGGAAGGCGCCGTACTCCTTCTTCTTCTTGATCTGCTGCTGACCGATGTACGCCTTGCCATCGGCCGAAACACCGCCGGAGGACTCGGTGGAACTGGAGAGGGCCTGACCGCTGTCCATGTCGTACTGCGTGGTCGTGTTTTGTACGACCGGGCTGTTCTCCTCCGCGGAGTGCAGGGCGCTCGCGAAGCTGCCCAGCTCGCCCGCTCCCGGGTCGCGGCCCATCATGTCCTGGAAGAGCTTGGTGGCCACGGACTTGGCCGTGTCCGGGTCGGTGAGGTCGACGCGGGTGTCCGTCTGGAGCGCCTGGCCGTTGCCCAAGTACTTGCCGGGGCCCTTGTACCGGCGCTCGCCGGTGACCGTGTTGACCTCCCAGACGCCCTGCTGCGTCCAGGAGTTGCCTCCGCCGGACTGGCCGACGTACGTGGCCATCAGGTCGAAGGGCGTGACCTTCTTACCGGCGGCGCCGTACAGGGCCGCCTCGTCGACCAGCTTCTTCCAGAGCTTGGATCCCTCCAGGGGGCCGTCTCCGAGCTTCAGGAGGCCGCCCAGGATGCCCTGGGAGATGAAGTCTCCCTGCTTCTTCTGGCCCCACGTGAAGTAGTCCTTGTACGCCTCATCGCTGGTCATCTTGACGTCGCGCGTGCCGTACATGGACTTGCCGCGGGGCAGGGCGCCGCCGCTGCCCTTGTCCCCGCCGTTACCCAGGGTGTAGCGCTCGGAGCCCATGTAGACGACCCCGGAGCCGGAACCGGCCGGGCCGCTCGCCAGGGCCAGCAGGGCCTTCATCATGTTCGGGTCGACCCCGCCACCGGTGCTTGCCGCGATGGCCATCTATGCCCCCTGCTGTATGTCCATGCCGAGATCCCTCGACAGGTAGCGGTTGTAGAGGTCCCCGAAGCGGGTGTCCGACTCGATGAGCCCGTCCACAATGCGGCCCCAGGCCGTGGCCAGATCCGCATTGCTCTTCGCCGTGAGCGTCGCGGAGCCGCCGCCCTTGTCCCGCTGGGCCAGGACGCCGCGCAGGGCCTGGCGGTAGCCCAGGTACTGCTGGAGCGTGCGCAGGTCGCTGCGGTTGGACTTCTTCGCCAGATCCGAGTGGGCCACGGCCGTGAGGGCTGGGATGAGCCGGTCGTACCGCTTGGGGTCGACCGTGTAGTAGTCCTTGGACCACTGCTCGTTGTAGTACGGGTTCTGGCTGCCGTCGGGCATCAGCGGGTCGCCCATGAGCTTTGCGATAGCCGAACGCATGCTCTTGAACTGTTCAGCGCCCGAGTCCTCGAAGGAGTTGTAGCCGGCCGAGTGGAGCTGAGCCGTGACCGCGTTGTTGAGCTGCGTGAACTTCGCCCACCCCAACCGTCGCTGGTTCTCCTGCATCGCCTGGTCCGCGCTCATGCGCGTGCGCTGCATCTCGGCTCCGCCGGGGATCAGCGGGGTGGACAGCTGGTACGCGTAAGCCTCAGGCGAGAAGGGGCCGTTGCCCTCCGGACCGATGATCAGGGACGCCAGCTCCGGGTTCTTCGCGATCAGGTTCCCGTACTTCTGCTGAAGCTCGGCTGCCTTCATCGTGGCGGGAACGCCAGAGACGTTCTCCGTCGTCGACTGCGCGAAAATGAAGTACGACTCGTCGAACCGCTTGAGGAACTCCTCATCCGCGGTCATCGGGTTCTTGCGGCGCAGGGCGTTGTACTGGTCCCGGTAGAACTGGTACTGGTCCGGCTTCTGGGTGCTGAACGGCTGCGTGAAGGCCGAGACCGCGCTGAACATCCAGTAGTTGCGCGTCCGGTCCGCGATCTCCTGAGCCGAAGGCATGGGCTTGCCGAGGTTCGCATGCTCATACGCGGCCTTCTGCATGATCTGGAGCTTGATCCGCTGGTAGCGCTCGTCACTGGTGTCGAACGCCGTCAGGAAGTTCCGCGCGTACGCGGGCAGGGACTGCTGCGTCACGGTCTCGGTGATCCCGCCGGGCGTCGGCCCGAAGGGCAGCACGCCCAGCTTGCGCAGCAGCTCCGCCTGCTTGGGCTTGTCCTTCACGATCATCGAGGCGGGGATGGACACAATCGGCCCGGTACCCGGGTTGAACCAGGGATCGCCCTGGGTGATCAGGTTCATGGAGTCCTGGGAGACCTTCCAGTTCCCGGAAGGGTCCATGCCCCAGACCTTGCCGATCGGCCCGTCCGCGATGAACTTCGGGACGCGCGCCATGATCTGGCGCTCGCTCTTCGGGACGAAGCGGGGGACCAGGCGGTTCGCCTTCTGGTCCCACACCATGGCCGTGCCATCCTTCTGGACGGTGTTGCCGTCGGCGTCCTGCATCCAGCCCCAGCTGATGGGCGCGTTGAAGAAGATCGAGGCGTAGCCGACCGTCTGAGGACGGTCCGCGATGATGCGCGCCCAGCGCTGCCACGCCTCCGTGGTGGCCGCGTAGAAGGGCGACATGAAGCGCAGCATGGCCCCCGCGTCCGTGCGGTGGGCGATGTCGAAGACGAGCTTCCTGGTGTCCTTCAGCGCCAGACGGCGAGCCGTCTGTGCGATCTGGTCGGCGTCCTTCTGCGAGAGCTTGACGCCCTGCTTCAGCTCCTGGCCCGCGATGGCGCGGGCGTGGCCCTCGTAAAGCTGGTTGAAGAGCGGGTGCCTCGACATGCGGTCCGCCGGGATCGAGGCGGCCCACTTGTACCACCAGTCAACGACCCGGTCCATGGAGCGCGAGGCCGCGTTCGATCCGGCCAGAGCCTCTCCGAGCTGCGTCGAATGCACGTACTGCGGATAGACGCCCGTCTTGGCGGCCTCCGTCAGGAACTCGTTGTCCGCCTTGCCCTCAAGGGCCGCCTTACGGATGTCGGGGCCGGCGCTGGTCACCGGCATGTACTCGTCCACCTCGTGCCAGACGGACTGCGCGATCCGCTCGGGGGTGTCGTACTTGATACCCAGACGCTTACGGTACGCCCGGCCCGCGGGCGTGCTCCGCAGCCACCGGGCCATCTCGCTTGCCGACGAGCCCTTGACGGCCTGGACGGCCAGCTCGTCCTGCATGATCTGGTGGTTGATCGCCTTGTCCCAGGACTGCACGAACAATCTCTCGTTGCCCGGGTAGGAGATCGGCGCCGCGGCCTTGGTGTTGTAGCTCTTCGTCAGGTTGCTGTGGATCATCTGCTTGTTGCGCTGGAGCAGCGTCCGCAACGAGTCGTCCGAGCTGATCATCTTCTGGTAGTACTCGCCCTGCTCGCCCCCGAGAGCCGGGGGCAGCACGACACCAGGAGCCACCTCGGGCTGCTTGTGGAGCTGTGAGGTCTGGCGGAAGCCCCGCTGGCGCGCCTGCTTCGCGGCATCCGCCGCGGTCACCTGGAGGTCCCGGTGCGACACCAGCTCGGAGAGCTGGTCGTCCAGGTCCGCAAGGCGCGCCTTGCGTAGGGGTGAGTGGTTGAGCAGGCTCTTGTACGCGATGTTCACTTCGGCACTGCGCACAGCCAGGAGCTGCTGAGCGGCCTGGAACTTCACCGGCTCGGCGTGCTGGTCGATCGAGGCCACCTTGTTCTGGACGCGCTGGGCACGCCGCAGAGCGCGGGCGTGGTCCGTCTTGAGGACGGCCTCCCGCTGCTCGATCGTCGACCGTAGCTTGTCAGCCTGCGGCTTCAGGACGTTCAGCTCTTCGTCCGCGAACTTCACGCCCTCGCGGGCCACGGCCTCCTGGCCCTCGTAAAACGAGGCCGGCTTCCAGTGGAACAGGTTGGTCGCCAGGTTCTTGACGCCATAGCCGCCGCGCAGGGCGGTCACTCCGGCGCCAACACGGGCCACCTGGCCCAGTAGGTCGTCCGAGAGCACGCGGGGGATGTACCCCAGGCGGAACAAGGTCGCGAACTTCCACAGGTGGCTGAGCCCGTCAAGACCGTCAACGATCCAGTCAGGGTTACCGATCCGTGATGTACGGATGCCTTTGAGCATGCTCGCGTTGCGCGCGAGCGTCTTGTTCAGCGCCGGGAAGTCGATCAGGATCTGATCGTTGGCCAGCTTCGTGACCATGTTCGGGTGCGGACGCAGGATCGAGCCGTCCTCGCCGCGAAAAAGGTCCGCCGTGGTGCGCTCGTCGCCGTAGTTGGCACCGGAGTAGCGGCGCAGCTCTTCCTGGCCGTGCGTAATGTTGGCCCGGTACTCGCGGTACAGGGCCATGCCCTCTTGGTAGGTGAAGCCGTGCTTCTGGGCGATCTTCGTGACGCCCAGGCGCTGGATGTCGTCCAGCTGCTGGATCCGCTCGCCCTCGGTCGTGGTCTTCAGGTAGTTGTTCACCAGGTCGGCGCGGATGTCCGAGCCGATGCCCGGGATGCGGGCGATCTGCCCGCGCAGCTCGTCAATGGCCTCGGGGTGGAGGTCATCCACCGCGATCATCCCGTTGGGGTGCGCCTCCTTGAAGGAACGCACCACCGTGAAGGACGGCCCGAACAAGTCATTGGCGTAGATGCGGCTCTTGCTCAGAGCCGAGCGGTCCGTCCCGGCCGTGCCGAGCGCCGGGCCGGTGCGGAAGTTGTTCTCGTTCGAGGTGCGCGTGTACGCGCGGCTGCCGCTGTACTTCGTGAGGTTCAGCGCGTCCAATTCCGCGTAGTGGCCCAGCATCTGCTTGTAGCGGGCCGCCAAGTCCTCGTCAGCCGCAAACTGGGCGCGCAGCTGATCGGCGCGCCGGGTCGCCAGCGCCTCCAGGTTGGGATTCGCCAGCGCTCGTACGCGCGGCATCGTCTCCAGCTCCAGCTTGCTCAACCGCTCGTCCACCGCACTCATGCGCAGATCAGCTGCGGCGTTCTCTGACTTGAGCTGTGCGCGGGCCTCCGCGTCGCCCATCGTCGTTCTCAGGAAGAGGTTCACCTCGTCCGGGCTCTTGAGCTGGGAGATGATGCCGCCGGCCCGGGGGCCGAGCGCGCTCTTCTTGAACATGGACAAGTTGTTGATCAGCTGGGCGTTGTCCTTGTTCTCCCACAGGAACTTCTGCGCCTTGGCCATGCGCGAGGACTTCATCAGGGAGTCGATGTCCCCGCTGGACCAGCCACCGGCCGGGCGCGGGCTGACCACGTACTTCGTACGCGCGGCCCCGACGGCCTTGCCGCCCAGGACCACCGGGTCCAGCCACCAGCGCGCCGCGAAGTCCGTCGCGCCGCTGGCGAAGTTGAAGAACGAGACGTCCCGCTTGATGTCCTCGACCGCGCGGTTGCCGACAACCGGCATGCCGGCCTTCTTCAGCAGACCCTGCTGCTCGTCCTCGCTCAGGTTGTTGAAGCCCGGCGGCAGGTAGGCGTCACCCGGCTTGGCGTACAGCGGGCGATCCTTGAGGATCTCCTCCACCTCAGGGTGGTTCGCCCAGAAGGCCTGCCCGGGCGAGACGTGGTTCGCCACGTGCCACGCCTTGGCCCACGCGCTGCCGCTGAGCAGCTCGCCCACGCCCTTGGTCTCCGCGTGCGTGCCCGCAAGCAGGAAGGTACTCATGGGCTGAGCAATGCCGTTGTCCCAGAACCATGCCGCGCCGTGCATGGCCTTCTCGATCGGCATCGAGCCCGGCTTCAGGAAGTTGTTCTCGATGAACCTGCTACTGGCGGTCCCGTCATCGTCGTGGGAGCCGATGTTCTGCACCCAGCCGCCCACGATCGGCACGATGAGTGCCGCATCGCGGACGTTCTTGAGGAAGTTGCCGAATCCGTCGCCCATCAGACCTCCGGACCGACGGAGGCCGTCTCTGAGGGGTAGACGTCGATGGGCGTCTGCGCGGCCTGGAGGCCGAACGCGAGGTCGTAGCCCACGTGGTCAGGGTTCGCACCGTTCAGGGCCATGTCGACGGCCAGGGCGGGCGTGTCGCCGAAGAAGCTGGTCATGTTGCCGATCGAGTCCCACCAGTCCATCAGGCCATCCCCTTCAGCTGTCGTACGAGGTTGCGGGCCGCCTTCGAGCTGCCCGGCTGGTTCGCCATGTGCTCGAAGACCGGGAGCCACGCCACCAGGCGGGCCATGTCCTGATCCGGCTGGTTAGGCAGGCCCAGAGCCTCCGGGCCAGGGCCCTCGCCCATGGCCGCGCCGGCCGTAACCGGCGTGTCGGGCTGCTGCGTGGGCTGGTCGAAGCCGATGACGTTGGCGTCCACCGGCGCAGCCTCGGGTGCGCCGACATCGCCGCCCGGCGACGCCGACAAGGGCGCCGCCTGCTGGAGCTGCTCCAGCGCCTGACGGTCCCCGTACTTCCCGCCCGAAGGCGCGCGTACGGGCTGAGAGCCGCCGCCCTGCGGCCCGTCCGTACGGCGCGACAGAGCGCCCGGCCCGCTGACGGGGGCCGGGTTGCCCGGCTGTCGGTATCCGCCGCGGGCCATGGCTCAGTGCGCCTTGTTGCTGTCGTTGCTGCCCGTGGTCGGGTGACCCGGCGCCAGGCTGGTGCTCGCCCAGCCTGTGATGTTGCCGGTGGTGTCGTTCGCACCACCGATCGAGTTGCCGGAGTTGTCGCCCGACATGGGCATCTGAGTGTTCGGTGCCTCCATGCCGCCCTTCTGGGACGCCATGGGCTGGCTGCCGCCCTCGTGGTACGGGTCGCCTGCAAGCGTGTCGCTCATGGTCACTTCTCCTTCTTGTGTCCAGCGGCGCAGTACTTGGGCTTGGCGCCCTTGCCTGACCACTCCTTCTTGGGCTCCGAGCACCCGTCGTGCCCGCAGACATCCGCCGACTCGGCCGCCACCGCAACGTGAAGGGCGCGGCGGTTCGGGCCGGGCTCCTCGCAGCCGAGCCAGTGGGTGGCCTGCCCGTTCTCGGCCGGACGGCCGCAGGTCTCGCACGTCATGCCGGAACGCTCCTCTTGATGGATGCGGAGGCGCGGGGCGCGCCGCCGCTCGTGAGCCCGGCGAGCAGCGACATGACGTCAGGCTTGCCGCCGGGCCCCATCTGGGCCTGACCGGGGGCCGTACCGCCCGGGGCGCCCGTGGTCGGGTTGATGCCGAAGGGCACCCCAGGGCCGCCCTCACCCGGCCCTGGGGTGCCGGGAGTCCCGTCCGCGGACATGGCGGGCGACGGCTGGGGCTCCGGCTTGAAGGCCGCCAAGACGGCCTCGTGCATCGGCATCTTTTCGCGCAGGTCGATCAGGGACGCGGCCTTGGTCAGCAGCTCTGTGGGGTCCATGCCCTGCTGGGCCATGATCCCGATCGAGGACAGCAGGGCGAAGATGCCCTGCTTGAGCGCGTCCACGGTCTGCTCCTTGTCGACCTCGGCCTGAAGGCTGGCCACGTCGACATCCATCGGCAGCTGGCGCTGGACGAAGTCGCGGGAGACGAGCTGATCTCCGCGGAGCTGGAGCAGGAAGATCAACGCTTGGTTGGGGTTCATCCCCGAGGCGAAGCCGTACGTGACGCTCACGCGGTAGTTGCCGCGGATGTCCTTGCCCGGGGTGTACGTCTCCTCGAAGGGCGTGCCGTTGATCGTGCCGCTGATCGTCTTCTTGGCGTCCGGCCAGAACTTCTCGTCCATCTCGAAGGCCAGCTCAAGGGCGCGCTCCAGCGCGTCCCCGATCATCAGCTGGCCGGTGGCCACCTGGATGTCGTAGCCCCCGTTGAGGGCGTCCACGCCGCGGCCGGTGATGATCGAGGCCTGAACGTCGCCAGTGGCGCTGGCCGGCGTGCGCGTGCCCTTCATGACCTCGGACGCCAGTAGCTGATCCTGCTGCCAGGCCGCCTGCGGCATGTCCGTGCCCACGCGCCGGATCTTCTCCGGCGAGTTGGTACGAATGACCGCATCGTCACCGAAGGGGATCTTCTGCACGTCGGTCGGGATGGCGAGCGGCGCGCGTACGGTCTGCTGCGTGGCCTGAAGGCCCAGCATCGCCATGCGGTTACGGGCCAGAGACGGCCAGACCACGTCATCGAGCTGGCCGCGGTCCTGGTCGTCCCAGGTGGGCTTCCGGGCGATGGTCACCGGAACCTTGCCGAGGCGATTCTCCGTCTCCATCAGCACGAGGTTCTGACGCTCGGGCATGTAGAGGACGTACTGGGCCTTGTCGCAGAACTTCACCAGCTCAAGTTCCGTGTCGCCGGTCGTCTGCTGGCCAAAGGGTCGGTCCTTGCCCAGGATCGCTTCCTGGAACTCCGGGAACTTCGCGGCCAGCTGGCGCGCGGGCTCACGCCAGACCTTCGTGTACGAGCGGACCCGGCCCGAGAGGTCGTACTCCACGTACGACTTCATCGGATTGTCGAGCCTCAGGCGGGGGCGGCCCTCCGTGAAATCGGGCTCCACGACGATCGGCATGGAGCCGTATGTCACGTACCAGTCGCACCCCGTCGGCATCTGCTTCTTGAGGCCGGAGTCGATCACGTACGAGTACGCGACCTTCGATTTCTTGGCCACGAACTTCTTCTGCCGCTCGCTGGAGACCACGCCCGGAGCGCAGTTGATCGAGGGCAGCGGCGCCAGGGTCTCGGCCATCTGGCGCGCGGAGGTATCCAGGAGGTTGGCCGTGATCGGACGCGGCCAGGCGTCCGGCATGCTGCCCGGCGCGATGTTGTCGATCTTCTGCGCGCGGGCATCGAAGATGGTCTGATGCCGCGCGTCACGCTCCTGGGCATCGCGGCGCAGCGCCTCAACGCGGATCGATATCTGCCGGATGTCCGCCATGGCCACCTCCTGTCGGGAAAATGTACGTCCTGTACAGCTACTTCTGCGCCCGCAAAGCCTTGACGGCCGCTTCCAGCGCGGCCACGCGCTGCTCCAGCGTCAGCTTCACCTGGACGACCACGCCGCCCCACTTGCCGGCCGGGAGCGCCAGGCACGCGGCCACGTCCTTGCGCAGCTTGGGCATCGGCACGCCCTTGGGGTCCGACTTCCAGTCCGACCACTCCAGGTGCCCGATGATCGACTTGCCGCCGGTGCCCCAGTTGTCGCCCTTCGCGCGGTGCGCGCGGATCAGAGCGGCCTGGACCTTGACCATGGCCACGTACTGCGCGGCCGGCCAGGCCTCCTTGCCGTCGCCGGAGTTGACGCACTCCCAGCCGTAGAAGTGGCTGTTGCCGTCCACGGCGCCGGCGCTGCCCTCGTGCTCGTGCGTGGCCGGCGGGTAGTCGCCGTAGTTCTCCGCCACCACCGCGGCCAGGACCTTCGGGTCCCCGCCACCGGCATGGTTCGCCCGGCCGTTGCCGACCAGATAGACGTCACCCTTCTTGCCGATGAGCCCGGTGCACAGCGGCCCCGGCAGGTTGGCGTCCCCGGACCAGACGTAACCGAGGATCTGCGCCTCGGTGGAGTACGGCCCGGTGTGGTGCACGACGGAGCCGTTCACCGGCCCCCAGCCGCCGTGGCCCTCACGGTTGTGCGTACGCCAGCCCGCGTGCTCGTGCACAGTGACGCCCTCGGCCCTGAGGGCCGCCAGAAGCTGGTCTGCTGTCAGAGGGGCTGCCATCAGACGGTCCCCCAGTCCTCGCCAAGGATGTCCGTTTGGGATGCGAGCCACGGCACGAACGAGCCGTCGGCGGTCCGCATCATGAGGTAGGGCAGGAACCGGCACACAGTGCCCTGCTCCAGGCCGGTGGCCACCGCGGTGTTCTCGTTGATGGGGATACCGCCCGGGTAGCCCTTCTGAAGCACCACGTACATGCCCTTGCCGTTCCAGCCCCCGCGGCTGAGCCGCGAACCCGCCCTGAGCAGGTCCAGCGCGTCACCGAAGTCCATGTCTCTCCTACCAGTCCATGGCGCCGTTCCAGGCGCCCGCGCCCTGCTGCTGCAAGGCGAAATCAATGTCGACGACCATCTGTCCGGCCTGGTCGCGCTCTGAGCTGAACTCCGAGGTCTGCATGTGCCAGCCGGAGAAGTCGGACGTCATCAGCTCCCGCGCGCGGATCTCCGCGAACCAGAAGGCCATGACCGTGTCGGTCAGGCCCTTGGTCTCGGGGAACCAGCTGCATAGCTGCTCGATGAAGGCGCGGATGCCCTCGCTCTGCGACTGCGACGGCAGATGGATCATGTTCTGGCCGGACTCCCAGCCGGAGAACAAGGTGGCCATGGAGGCCACGCCGAAGTCCGAGTCCCACTTGTTCGTGTTCGTGTGGTGCGGGCTGATCAGGCAACCGCGGGCCGCGAGGAAGGACTTGATCAGCTGGTCCTGCACGATGGACGCCTGATAGGCGTTCTTCTCCACCCGCCACTCAGAGATGCCGTAGCGCTCGGTCAGGCGCTCCATCTCGGAGCGCATCTCGTGCGGCGGCATACCGCGGCGGTTGACGACGTCCAGGACCCACCGCACGCCGGTGCGGCGGTCCACGCCCACCACCACCATGGCCGTGCAGCCCGCTGCGGCCGGGTCCATCCCGGCCACGACCGTGAGGCCGTCCATGCCGTGGCGCCGGTGCTGGGGCTGCCCGTCGAACATCCGGCCCGGGTAGCGGGACCGGTCGATGCAGCCCTGCACGTCGGCCTGCTTGAAGATCGCGTCATCCGCGACCTGGTCCTGCATGTAGACCATCGACCAGTTCCGCGGCGTCATCTTGCGCCGCTTCCTGGCCAGGGCCTCCCCGTGCCACATCGGCCAGAGGCCGTCCTTCGGCCAGCCCTGGTCCTGGGCCGTCTTACGGGCCTGCACGGTGACAGGCGGCCGGTTGGTGACCGGCCAGAGCGTCTCCCAGTCCTTCGGGTCGTCAGCGAAGTTGAGGACCGCCGGCTGGGTCAGGTACGTCCAGGGCGAGCTGCCCTCGCTGTAGTACTGCGGCTTCAGGATCTCCGAGTACAGGTCCACGGTGTTCATACGCGTGCCGATGAGCAGCATCCGCCCGCCGACGTCGGCGACGCGGGAGCCCACGATGTTCTGAATCCAGTTGATCTGGTTCTCGAAGGCCTGGTGGTTCGTGTTGTCCACGCAGTCGTCCATGATGACCAGGTCGGTACGCGTGCCGTAGATCTGGCCGCCGATGCCGACGGCTTCGACGGTGTACTCCTTCTCGCCGGAGTCCGCTCCGGCCACACGGATCTGCGTGCTCGACCAGGTGGAGGCGCCTTCGGCGAAGCCTCCCGGCGGGCCGAAGGCCTGCTGGAGGTCGATGTACGTCTCGGACTCGGCCAGGCGCTGCTTGATCGAGAAGAGGAACTTGGCCGCCATGGACTGGGTCTTGGACACGAGCAGGATGCGGATGTTCGGGTCCTGCACGATGCGCCAGACCACGTAGTTCACGGTGAGCGTCGTGGACTTCGCGTGCTCCGGGGGCGTGTTGACGACGATCTGGTCCTCGTCGCCGCGGATGTACCGTTGCGCCGGGTGCAGGCCGCGGGGCTCGCGGCCCTCCAGCAGGTCATACCACTGCAAGTGGTGCGTGAAGAGCCTGGTCCCCAGGTACCGGTCACAGAACTCCGGGAAGTCGGGGACCTGCTCCTTGGCCCCCTTGGCCTTCTCAAGGTTGCTCTGCAACGCCCGGTCGATCAGGTCCCGGAAGTCCGGGTCCCTCTTGCGGTAGTAGTCGTACGTCGAGCGGACGATGCCGGCCTGACGGCAGCCCTCCTCGATCGTGTGCCCCATGCGCACGGTCGCGAGGATGATGTTGCGGCGGTCCTTGGAGGACGCCTGCGAGATGCGGCGGTCACGGGGCTTGGCCAGCGACCCATCCTTGTCGACGCGGAGTCTGGCCATCAGGCCGCCTTGGCCTTGGCGGCCGTGAGCCGGTCAAGGCGCGCGTACTTCCCTTCGGTCGAGTGCCCGTCCCAGGCGGCATCGAGCGAGCGCTCAACGTGCTCGAACAGGTCGTAGTCGTCCGGCGAGACGTGCCAAGACGCCTGGCCCGTGGGCAGTTCGATGGTGACGACGGCCCAGTCCGGCTCGGCCGGATCGGTCAGGCCGATCGTGGACGGATACAGGGCGGCAAGGTGCGCCACCAGGTGCGCTCGCTCGCGGTACACGCTGTCCATGTCCTGCTCCGCCCGCCCAGGGCCCCCTGGGGGCCAGCCAGCGGGTGAGGGTAAGCGTGCTAGCACATTTCTGCTAGTGGTCCCGGACAATAGAAAGGGGCCCCCGGCAAGTGGGCCCCTTTCATGCCGACATTCGGAGATGAGATGAAGGCGCGGTACCAGACTACTTGCAAGCTATGTGCAATAAGGATCCAGCCGCGGGACGACATCGCTCCGCTTCTGCGGGGGTGGGTGCATATCGCATGCAAATCCCGCGAGATAGCCCGACGCACGGAGGGCCACGCGGTCCTCAAAGGCGTGACCTTCCTGCCGACCGTATACACCCCAGAACGGCAGATCGTCGGCGGGAACAGGCGCATCAAGCGACGGCGGGCCAACCGGGGCCGGAAGCGGCGCTGATGACGTTCCCGCAGGTCACGAGCGGTCAGGTCCCGGAAATCCGGAGCGGCTTTCGAGCGCTGATAGACTGCTGATAATTCGTGTGCGCTACGCGCAGCTTGGCGTGGCCGAGGCCCCCGAGGCCACGCCAGCATAGAGTGGCCAAAGGCCACAGCATGAGCCGCCCTCAGGCGGCCGAACGAAAAGCCCGGTCCCCCAGACCGGGCTTTTGCATGAGGGCCTTGAAAGGCCCAGCTGAGCCGCCCTCAGCGGCTCCGCTCTGGGGGGTTGCATACGGAGTGCTGGTTGGAGACCAGCACTCGGGGGCTGCGTCGGCTTTAACACCGGGGGGTCATACCCGGTGGAAAGCCGCAGGTCAGACACGGTCTGAGGCCCAGACAGGGCCTCCGCAGCCCCCGAGCTGGCGAGGGGGACCAGCCCCCCGCACCTCCAGGTGCGGAGCTCGGTCCCAGCATGGGTGTGCACCCCTCGGTGCACACAGCATGAGGACACAGCGGTGCACCACCACAGTGGTGCACACCATGGGTGAGCGTGCGTCAGCACGCTCACGGCTGTGCGCTGGAGCGCACGCACGCGTACGCATGCACGGCCATCACCATGGCCGTGAGCATGGTGTGCCCACCATAGTGGGCACTGCTGTGCGTGGGGCAGGCGGAGCCTGCCTCCTGACCCTTCGCCCAGCGAAGCGCCGACAGCCCCCTCCGGGGGCGTGCGTCGGAAGGGGGGAGCTGCCGGCCTGACGGCCGGCTGCCGAGCGGCCTGACGGCCGCTCCGCTGTGCGCACGCGCATGAATGCGCAGATCTCTTCACCCGTGGCTTGTTCGAGCCTTGACGTGCCCGCGTCTTGCCACACCCTGTGCGTGGCCTCTGCACCAGCTGTGACGTGCATGTATGCGAGTTCACACCCCGAGTGCACAAGGGTCGTGTCCGTATCTTCACAAGTCGACCCGATGGGGAACGAGCACACCCAGAACCGTGTTCGCGCTCATCCATGAGCAGGTGAACGATTACATGCCTCTGAGGCAACCCTTATCCATGCAGCGTGTTGGGCACTCTGAGAAAGATCTTGAAGAATCTTCGGAGAACCTCTTGACCGCGATCGCGCTCAGGGAGCAGTGTGGGCACTCCCAACCGGGACCGCCGCAAACGCGGAGGAAGCGGGAGGAACCCCGGAGCGTCGGACACCTGGAGTTCACCAGGCGTTCGAAGCCTTCGAACACGACACAGCGCATGACCTGCTTACACGCCGTCGATGCGCACAACTCAAGAGCGAGCCACTCCAAGGCTGATAAGGCCTCAGGCGATAGTGCCGATAGCGAGTGGTGCGGAGACCGGGCCTCACGGCCCGACGGGACCGCACAGGTTGACTCCCCTGGCCTGAACGAAGGGTGACGGTATGCAGCGACCGAGACGCTGCAACAGGCCCTTAGAGGGCCACACACAAGCTGTCGAGGGCGGGCCTCCACGGGTCCGTCACTCGTCAAGTCGGCATGGAAGTGATGAGCCTTGCCGGCCTGATGAGTCGTCAATGATCAACGGAGAGGCTGATCATGAAGAGCGAGTACATCAAGGGATGGATCAAGCTCAACAACGGCAAGTGCGTTGACGCGTTGTTCCACCGCGAGGCAAACCGGGAGTGCGCTCGCATTAAGAGCTGCGTATGCGGCTTCTGCAAGGGCAACGGTCAGTGCGACCTCGGTGACTGCCACAACGCCATCCCGGCGGTCGGTGAGGTCACGCCCTTGGGCGTGGTGACCCAGCCCGGGAGCATCTGCGTGCCGTGCGAGGACAAGTGGTCGGCCGGCCTGGCCGGTCACCGCCGGAGCATCTTCGCGAAGCAGGATGAGCCGGCACCCCAGAGCGGATACACGCACTGCGCATGCCGTGACTGCATGGAGACCACGGTGTCCAGCGACACGAGCAAGCCGGAGCTGTGCACGGAGTGCAAGGGCGCGGGGTGCATGCCGCTCCCGAAGTACGCATCCAACGACAGCCCCAGGGCTGGCGGGCAGTGGGACTGCCAGCGTGACGACGCGTACGAGGGCTGATCATGACCAGCGAGTACGAAGACATGATCGTCGCCCGTGCTGCCGATCTCTATCGGCAGTGGGAGGCCCGCCCCTGGCACGCGAAGCTGAGGGGCCGCATCCGCGGCGCATGGAGCCGCTTCCGTATCACCCGGAAGGGGTGGTGAGCGTGTACGTCGTGCAGGCCTTCGTGAGAGGTCAAGTGGTCTGCGATGTCGGTCCGTTCAGGCTGGCCGACATAAGGGCTATCAGCTACTTTGCGCACGAACTGCGCGACGAGTTTCCGGACGCCGTGGTCGCGATCATGCCGTTCCGGACCAACTGATCATCCGCCGGATCACAGGGGACGCACCTCTCGGAGGTGCGTTTCCCTTGCTCTTACGGATGAGAGCACGCACGGAGTGATGTCCGTGCGCCCCATGGTTGACGGAGAGGTCACACCATGACGTACCGCATTGAGGTCACGCGCAGCTCGTACTACGTCGAGTCGGACGAGACCGAGACGTGGACCACCGACCCGCACCGCATCGAGACGTCCGAGATGGAGTGCGACGCGGACGCGAAGGATGAGTACGACACGCCCGTTGCATGGGCGGTCGCCATGCTGAACAACGAGCACATCGTGCAGACCCCGGACGTGGCCGGTTTCCCGGACCTGGAGCCGTCCGGTTCCCCGATCCCCGACGGGATCGGCTCGCACTGGTGGCTGTCCGGCCAGACGCCCGACAACTACACCAACGAGGAGACCGAGACGACTGTCCGTCTCGTCGAGTGGACCGACGAGCAGCGCGCGGAGGTCTTCCGCGCCGTTGGTGGTGCGTGACCGTGGCCAAGATCTTCCCGCCCGGCACACGGGTGACGCTCGATGATCCGGACTACGGCCCGTGGTACGGCCGTGTGGTGGTCTGTCTGTGCAAGCGGCACGTCTGGCAACCGGTCCTCCTTGACCGCGAATGCGGCCATGAGCGCTGCGGCCACGGCCGCGGGGCGGCTGCTTGTCCCTGGCCTATGCACGTCGTCTGGCGCAACGGCAACGAGTCGCACCAGGGCATGGACGGCCTCGCGGCCGTGACGACGCCGTGAGCGCCGTCCTGACGGCCCTGTGGGACGTCGTCGCGGTCGTAGTCCTGGCAGGCCCCGCACAGTTCGTGTGCGGGCACCACAGGATGCACTGAGCCCCTGTAAGAGCCATCGGGTCCACACCTCCGGGTGTGGGCCCTCTTGGTTCCGCAGAGCGAACCGCACCGCTGGCCTGATGAACCATCGGTGACCGCTGCATGGAGAGGTGCAGATCATGAGCATTCGCCAGCAGCTGCGCGACCGCTGGTTCGAGCAGCAGGCATCCGCCACCGCCGGGCTCGCGTGGCCCATGGAAGAGCCCCCGCCCGTGGACCCGGCGCAGGATCCTCAGTACCCGTACAGCCGTGCGCGTGAGATGCGCGTGCTCCGCGACGCGGACGCGTGCAGCGACTACACGGTGGCCTTCTGGCGCGAGCGCCACGACGACTTCGACCCCTCGGTCAACGAGCGGGAGTACTCCCTCGCGGAGGACGAGCGGTACGACAACGGTGACGGCGCGATCTACAGCGTGGAGTACCTCAAGCGGACGGGGGCGTGATCATGGCAAACCAGACTCCGCAAGAGATTGCCGAGAGGCTCGGCAAGTCCCTGGACTGGGCGTCGGAGCACTCCGGCTACCACGTCTGCGTGGATCGTAGGCACTACGTCTGGAGTTGCATCGTGGCTGACCCGGAGTGCGATTCGACCGCGCGCTACTTCATGAGGAAGTACCCGACCAGCTGATCCCACAGACCCCCGGCACCCCCCCCGCCGGGATGAGAGGTTCCTGCCCCGCCCCCTCCCCTAGGGGCAGGAACCTCGCCCCAAGTCCGTGCGAGCGGAAGTCTGCATGCCTACCACCTCTCCGGTGGGCATGCAGGCCTCGGTCCGCACGGGCCAAGCCATGACCTACGGAGAGGTAGCGATGGCCAACATTGAAGGGCTCCAGCAGACGCTGGAGTACATCCAGGAACACCCGAGCGACTGGGACCAGATGCGATGGGTCTCCTGCTTCGCCGGGATATCGCTCCGCGTCCTCAAGGGTGCGCAGCTGTCGGAACTCGACTGCTGCAACCTCTGCCGCGATCTGCGGATCGATGGCAGGCGCCTTGCGCCCCAGGAGATTCAGGAAGCCGCAGGCGCGGCCCTGGAGCTGACGGACGCGCAGCGCCGCGCGCTGTTCCACCAGACCAACGACCTCGCGGCACTGACCGCGTTCGTGCAGGAGTTCACCGCGGAGAAGGTGCCCGCATGAGCGAGATCGACTACGCGGCACGCGTCGCCAAGGGCGCGGCCCTGCTGGACGAGAAGCGCCCCGGATGGGAGCGCCTGATCGACCTGGAGATCCTCGACATCGAGAGCCCCACGAGCTGCGTCACGGCACAGCTCAGCGGCGTACGGGACTTCAAGGTCGGGCGAGAACAGCTCGGCTTGAACAACGCGTCGTACGTCGCCCACGGCTTCAACACCCCGAGCGACTGCGATTGCTGTTGGACGGAGGTCGTCCCTGAGGACTACAGCGCGGACGCCGCGTACGACACGCTCAACACCCTTTGGAAGGACTTGATCAGCAAGCGTCTGGCTCCCGAGCCGGCTGACGGCTGATCAGCATGCAGCCCCTGCCCGGCGGTGTGGCGAAGCCCGCCGGGTGGGGGCGCAAGGGAGGCGCAATGCGTCAACAACGCGTGACCAAGCGTAAGAGAGTGGCAGACAAGCGTCGTACGGCGCGAGAGGATGAACCGCAAGAGGAGAAACCGGAGATCCGCCCGGATCTCCGGCACTGGTTCGAGGAGAGGTGAACCATGCCATGGAGACCGCCGAGCAACTGATCAGAGCGTTACGAGCCCCGGACCAGCGGGGCATGGGCCGCATTGAGGCGAGCGACAACGGCCCGTCCAACATCAACCGCCTGGCTGATCTGGACGCCAGGGCGACGCACATCCGGGTCTGGGACAGCACGGTCATCCCGGGCAACCTCCAGACGCCGGGCTATTCGGCCGCGGTGATCCGTGCGGCTCACCCGAGACTGTCCTCCATCGAGCTGGAGCGGCGCGTCCTGCGCAAAGAGGCCCGCGCACGTGCGTTCCTGCGGCGCACGTTTGACGAGAGCATGGAGCAGATCTGGATCATCATCGGGGAGCGGGCGATCACGCAAGCCGTGCGCCTCGATGATGACGGCGAGACGCACGCCAAGCAGCTCTGGCATCTCCAGCGCCTCGCGGCGCACGCGCGGATCCTCGTGCAGGTGTTGCCGGAAGGTGTCGTGACGCCAGGCTTGGCCGACCAGTTCTGTCTTCACACTCTGGACGCCGAACACCGCGTTGGCTACGTTGAGACGATCATGGGTTCGTGGTACTCCACGCGCCTTGAGGACGTGGCCAAGCTCCACAGCACCTTCACCGAGATCGGGAGCGCGGCCATGTCTCCCTCAGCCACCCGGACGTTCATTCGAGAGGTACTGGCGACATGGCGGTCAGCAAAGATCACATCACTCGAACTCACCGAGGAGAGCGATTCCTCTTCTCCTCGTATTCCACCCAGGGCGACGACTGCATTGGAGTCGCAGGACTCCCTACGGGCACCGCACCGCACGGAGCCATAGCGGTACTGGACTCCAAGCGTCCCCAGGGCGCCGTCCTGGAGGTCACAGGCGGCGCCTGGAGCGCCTTTGTGCGCTCCGTCAAGGCTCTCTGAGCCTTCCTGTACCGAAGCCCCCACACTGCCTCGTGGGGGCTTCGTCACGCCCGCCCCTGTGGGGCGGATGAGCGTCGGTCCCCTGCCGAGGGGTCCCATGGCCCGGTCTGGCACCACCGGTGACGCGCAACGGTGCCGCCCCCTCGTAGCTCAGCGGTAGAGCAGCCCCCAGCGCGCCTTGGGGACGGTTGGTCGCCGGTTCAAATCCGGTCGGGGGGACGTTCGCGGCCGACGGGCCGTGACTGGTGCACCGGGCGATATCCCGGTGTCGGGCGGATAACTCAACTGAGCAGAGACCCCCGCTAGGGGGTGATGCGGGTTCGAATCCCGCTCCGTCTACGGAAGCGTGGCAGACGCTACGAGGAACGCCGCGCAGCCCCTTCGGGCAGCTGCGTCACCCGAAGGGACGGCCAACGCCTCGCGCGGGTCCTGGACCCTCTAGCTTCCGGTGAGTTTCGCTCCAACTAAGTGAGATCTGTCAGGAGGAGCTGTAAGGGTCTGGCCAGCCTGAACCGAAACCAAATGGCCACCGCCCCGCCGGCCCGATGACCGGCGGGGCTCCCCATGTCCCGAGGAGAGGAGCCCGGCATGTCATTGCCGCGCACGCTTGAGGCCGAGAGGGAACTGACTCCGGCCAACGATCCGCACTCCCTGCCCAGCCGGACCGGGGTCTACCCGGTCACGCCCGCGATGGCCAGTTCCTGGCTGTCGTATCGCAACCACCCGAAGAACCGCCCCCTCAGCAAGTCCGTCTCCGCCCGCTACCAGGCGGACATGGAGTCCGGCCGGTGGCGCGAGGCCACCCCCGAGGGCCTGATCTTCGACACGGACGGCTACGTGATCTCGGGTCAGCATCGCCTCAAGGCGCAGGCGAACGCCGGAGCCACGCTGGACTGGTGGATCTTCGTGGACGAGCCGCGCGAGATCTTCGAGACCGTGGACCAGGGCTTCCGCCGCACTGCGGCGCACCTGATCCGCGGCAAGTACGCCTCTCAGGTCGGCGCCGGGGCGCGTCACCTGGCAGCGCTCGCCTACGGCGACCGCTGGGGCATGCCGCACTTCAACGGCATCACGACCCCCGAGGCGGTGGCCACGTACCACGTATGGCCGGAGCTGACGTGGCACCTGACCGAGGTCATGGCCTGCCACTACGAAGCCGGGGTCATAGGCCCCCCGCACCTGGCCGTGATCGCCCAGGCGGACCGCACGGAACACCGGGAACTGATCCCCTCCTGGCTGGAGGGCGTGCGCACGGGCTACGACCTGCGCAAGGGCGACCCGCGCGCGCACCTGCGGAACCGTTTCCGCAACGGCTACGCCACCGCGGGCCAGGGCAACAAGCGTGACTCGATGTACGCGGTGATCGTCAAGGCGTGGAACGCCTACGTGACCGGCGAGTCCCTCACGGTCCTCAGGTTCATGACGTCCGAGGAACTGCCCACGGTCGAGGGCTTCAGCTTCAAGAACGACACCAGGGAGAACGCAGCGTGACGCGCGGCAACCAGTACACGAACCGAGTTCCGCACGCCCGCCTGCGGCAGCTCCAGAAGCAGGCCCTGAGCCTGCTGGACGCCCGCGAGAAGGCCGAGGAGGACATCCTCGTGTTCATCCACGAGGCGACCGGGGAGAAGGTCAGCAACGCCGCCCTGGCGGGTATGTTCGGCACCTCCGCTTCCGGGATACCCGCGAAGGCCGCGCAGGGCGCGGACCTCAAGGCCAGGCGCGCCCGCAGAAAGGGCGCGTCCCCGACGGACGCATGACCATTCATCCCGGCACACCGGTACTGGTGCGGGCCCCGAGAGGACGGGGCCTGCCCAGCTACGCCATGGTGGTACGGACGCTGACCCCACACATCGTCAGGGTGATCATCACGGCAGACAGCGGAGGACGGCGCAAAGGCGCCGTCCTCCGCTGTCCCACGGGCCACGCTTCGACGGCGTGTCCGTGGTTGCCATCGCAGAGCGAAACCACTGCGTCGCAGGTGGCGACAGTGGGCGCTTGAGTTTGGTAATTCCTGATCCGCGTTCGTTCGGCATGTCGTCGATTGAGCTACGTTGCACGGAGTCACGTACTACCGGAGTAAGAGTCGGGCCTCTCACGGTCACGTGAACTGCTGCCAAGCCACATCGACAAGGGGAAGACATGCCGCCAAGGAAAAGAGTCGACTTGCCGGACCATGTGAGAGAAGCCGTGCTCGCAGACATCGCGCTGACTCACGCACAAGCGCTGGATGCTGAAGAGCGGGACAAGATCCGTATCTACCTGGGCACCGAACAAGGCCTGACGACGCGAGAGATCGCCGACGAGGTCGGTCTCGGCCAGACGTCGGTGAGCAAGTACGCCCGTGAGGGCAAGGAGGCGTATGAGCGACGTCAACAGGCGCGAAGTCGCCGTGCTGGCGAAGATCCTGACGGATCCGCAGAACCAGAACCGTTCGGCTGAAGAGGTCGCCGAACTCTGCCTGACCGAGCTGGCGGACTACGTCAAGAAGATCAGGGCGGACGAGGTCGACCGCATCGCCAAACAGGTCGTCGAGTCGGTGGAGGGCGAGAAGGCCGGGGGAATCCCGGCCCGCATCGCAGACCGGATCGACGACATGAGATCCGCGACTCACCGCATTGCGGTGGTCGGGCAGATCCAGTACGGGCCCCAGGAAGCGCCTCACACGGTGGTCCTGGGGCCTTTCCGCGCCCGGGGCACCCTGGACACCGAGGCGAAGTTCCTGACCGCCATACAGGGCGGTACAGCCGCCCGTGAGGCGGGCCAGCACGTGGCCTGGGACACCAAGACCGGTACCGGCAAGGGCCGCTTCATGCTCGTGCCTGCCTTCAGGGCCGGCCGGGACGCCTGGGACTTCTACCGGGGCCAGGGCCCCGCGGAGGACATCGCCCAGGTACTGCCCATGATCCGCTCTCCGCACTTCGGGCCGGTCTGCGCATGCGGCCTGGCGAAGACCGAGGTGTGCCGCTGGTGCGGACTTACGTACGAACGCCATTGCCCTCTGCATGATCCAGAGGCAGAGGTACACCGGTGCCGCCCCGCGGCATGACACCAGGAGCGCCATGCAAGAGCAGGAGGCCTCCAGCGAGGAGACCATCACGGCCATATGGACCGTGACCGACCCCAACGACCTTGTGTACGCAGAGGTGTTGGAAATCCTGTTTGGTCCCGACAGCGACGATATGGCGGCATAATCGCGCCAGAAGAGCGACCCCGGGAAGCGGTGCATGCCTCCCGGGGTCTCGTCAGTCGCGAAGGGACCGACATGTCAGAGACTCTCACGATCGCCACAGGCCTTGTGGAGCGGGTGGTGAACCCGGGCCAGATCCGGGCCGTGGCCTACCTCCGGGTATCCACGGAGGAGCAGGCGAAGGGCTACGGCATCGCCTACACCGCCAAGAAGGTCTTGAAGTACTTCGAGAAGAAGGAGTACGCCCACGTCGGCACCTTCGCCGACGAAGGTCTCAGCGGCAGCCTGGAGGCGCACGAGCGCCCCGGCCTGAAGCGCCTGATGACCCTGGCGCGGCAGACCCCGCGCCCCTTCGATCTCGTGGGCGTCAACGAGGGCCGAGTCATCGGCCGCACCGGACGCGCCTTCTGGCGCTGGGTGTGGGAGCTGGAAGACCTCGGCGTCTACGTCGCTGTCGCCAAGAAGGACTACGACAACTCCACGCCGTCCGGGCGTGGCCAGATGCGCAAGGATGCCGACTACGCCGAGGAAGAGCGCGAGCTGATCCGCGAGCGCACCAACGGCGGCCGGCAGGAGAAGGCCGAAGAGGGCGGCTGGCCGGGAGGCCGGACCCCCTACGGCTGGATGATCGAGAACAAGGGCCAGAAGGGCGCCTCGAAGGCCGCCAGGGACCCCCATGAGTGGGGCGTCCTGCACCGCATGCTGGAGCTGGCGGTGGTCCACCACCGCAATGCCGAAGGCATCGCCGCGACCCTCAACGCAGAGGGCACGCTCACCCGCGAGGGCAAGCGCTGGAGCAACAAGAACGTCCTCAACAAGCTCAAGAGCGAAGCCGTCCAGCAAGCGCAGGTGACCTTCCGCAAGGAGTCCCGCTCCCTGAAGGACCGGGACGGCAACCTCCTGTACGGCGCCACCGTGACCATCCCCCTCGTCCCCGCCTTCACGGCGGTGGAGCTGGCGAGCCTCAACGCGGCGCTGACGCAGTTCTCCGTGGTCCGCAAGAAGGACGGCACGCCGTCCTATCCGCTCTCCAAGCGGATCGTGGGGGAGTGCGGGAGGCACTACACGGGCTTCGTGCGGCCCCGCGGGGGCCGCGCCTACCGCTGCGCCGGGAAGCAGCAGGCCTACGCGGGAGCGGGCATCTGCTCGTGCTCCCAGGTCGGCGCTGACGACCTGGAGCAGGCCGCCTGGACCAAGATCTGTCAGCTCCTGGGAGATGCCGAGCAGCTTCGGCGGCTCGCCGAAGAGCGCGCCGGTCTGGCCGCGGCGAACAAGGTCAACCACGCTGAGCGCCTGGAGAAGCTCGATCAGCAGATCGAGGAGCAGACGGACGCCATCGACGCCACGATGGCTGTAGCGGCCCGCCAGGCCGCCAAGCGGGGCCTGAAGGGCCCCGCGGCCGAAGAAGCGATCGAGCGGGTGGTGAGCCCGCTGAACCAGGAGCTGGCCGAGCTGGAGAAGCAGCGGGCCGAGGTCGCCGACTGGCAGGCGGAGACCGAGCGGGCGGAGCAGAGGGCGAGGGACCTCCAGGAGCTGGCCAGGGCGGCCAGCAAGCGCCTGGACAACCTCTCGGAGCCCAAGCGGGCCCGGTTGATCAGCCTGCTGGACGTGCAGGTCACGCTGACCTCAGCGGTACCGCGGCCCTGCCGGGGCCGGAAGGCAGGACTACCGTCCTTCGAGGTCACGGGCCGGATCGAACCCCGGCTCGTGACGGAACACTTGGCGGAACGCTCCCGAGGAGAAACGTGGCCTCATGTGCCATCTGGGGTCATCCAATTCCGTATGCGGGTGGCGGCCTCGCTGACCTCGGAAGATGCCCGAAGCCTTGTGGACCGTAGAGCGGCTTAGTGAACGGAAGATGAACGGACGGCGGGCTCCCGGGAAACCGGGAGCCCTTTGCGCTGGAGGTCACATGCCCGAACCGGACTGGAACGCACGGCTGGAGACCCAGCTGTCCAACCTCGCGAAGCTCTACCCGGAGGCCGAAGGCCTCTCGGAGGTAGTTCGCTCGCTTGTGACATGGCACCGCGTTGACGCGCATGACGCCGGATGGCTCGCCAACCGGAGCAAGGCGGGGTATCGCCTGGTCTCAGAGAACGAGAAGCTCCGCCGCGAGCTGGAGCTGAGCAAGAGAAAGGAGGACCCGTGTCCGACGGCTGCCCCATCTGCGGGGACCCCTTCCCCTGCCTCAAGCACTGAGGGGGATGAGCCGTGGGGCTCCCCCGCAGTCACAAGCTGATCATCCTGGCGGCCCTCGTGGTCGCCTTCGTCATGAATGGGGTGCCGTACTGGTGGAACTGATCAGGCGCTGGTGCGCAGCGCTCAAGAAGAACCGGGCCCGACTGGGCTGGGGTATCGCGGAAGGGCTCATCGGGGCCGCTATCGGCCTCCTGGCCGCCACCCTGTGGGGCCACACGGTGGGCTGGTGACGATGCTCTACGACCCCGAGCGCCGATGGCTGGCGCGGAGCATCTGCCGCTGGGAGGACCGTCACCTCTTCTTCGCCGACGGCGCGTCCGCCGGCCGCGTCTCGCAGAGCGTGCAGAAGGCCTGGGACCAGGCCAAAGAGATCTGCGCCATGTGCCCGGTCCAGGTCGAGTGCAAACGCGACACGCTGGGTGAGGACTTCGGCGTCTGGGGCGGACTGGACCAGAACCAGCGCGCCGCCATACGGCGGGCCCTGCCCAGGGCCGCCAGGAAGTGGCCCGAGGGCCGTCGCCTCGCCTGGGGCAAGGCCGTGCAGGCCCTGCGTGACGGTGAGGTGAGCTGGAGGGACATCACCCTCCAGACCGGTCTGCCGCACAACGTGGCCGAGGAGCTGGCCACGCAGTGGCGTGTCCACCTGATCGAGACCGAGAACCAGCCCAAGGTCATCGACCTGCCCTTGCCCGAGGAGAGGACCAGGGGGCCGGAGTTCCCGACGAAGCCCGGCAACCGTCACGCCTGGGTGCGGCACAACGGCCGCATCTCGGACGCGATCTACCGCGGCGAGACCCCGTCAGGGGTCTGGATCTTCGTGACCGTCTACTCCGGTCACGGCCACGTCAACAAGTGGGTGCTGCGCAGGGACGTGCAGGTCTACCACCCTCAGCCCGTGATCATCATGTCCAAGCGACGGGAGGAAGCGGATGCGGTCACCGCACCAGCTGCCTGAGCTGGGCGAGAAGGACCAAGCCCGCTTCTGGGCCAAGGTCGCCCTGCCGAACGAGCAGGGCTGCATGTTGTGGCTGCGCAGCACGACTACTGGCGGGTATGGCCAGTTCAAGATCAATGGCCGCATGCGTCTCGCCCACCGCGTCTCTTACACGCTCACGTATGGCCCGATCCCGAGCGGTCTGACGATTGACCACGTGAAGACGCGGGGCTGCACCAACAAGCACTGCGTAGCTCCGCTCCATCTGGAAGCGGTGCCGAACGCCGTGAACGTCCTTCGGGCAAACCCGGGCGCGTGGCAGAAGCAGAAGACACGCTGCGCGAACGGCCACGCCTTTGACGAGGTCAACACCTACCAACGACCAAGAGGGGGCCGAGATTGCCAGATATGCAAGCGGCTGCGAAACCGCCGAAGCCGCCAGAAGCGGGCGGCTTGAACCTCCCCAGGCACCTGTCCCACTCGGCTCGTGAGTCGCTGGAGCGCTGCGCGAAGGCCTGGTTCCTTACCCGCGTCGCCAAAGCCCCCAAGAGGCCCGCCCTGTGGCTTGCTGGGGGCTCTGCGGTGCACGAGGTGACGGAGGCCTGGGACAGGCTGGCGATCCATGACGATCTCCGCGCCTTCGACTTGGGTGTCATGTGGTCGCACGCCTTTGAGCAGCAACTGGACAAGGCCGCTGAGAAGGAGCCCAATCTCAACGTCTGGCGCAGATCCGCCAATGAGCCCATCGCGGCCTGGAACGTCCTCGGTCCGCAGTTCGTGCAGTCGTACATCCAGTGGCGCGAGCGCTCCCCGTGGGAGATCTGGACCACGCCCGACGGGCAGCCCGCCATCGAGCTGGACGTGTCGGGGATGCTCCCCGGCTGTCCGGTGGAGATCAAGGCGTACCTGGACCGGGTCTTCTGGGACCCCGTTTTCAAGAAGCATCACATTCTGGACCTGAAGTCCGGCAAGCGGGCGCCGAAGAATGCCGACCAGTTCGGCACGTACGCGGCGCTGCTCAAGGTCATGTACGGCATCGACGTGGACTCCGGCGTCCCGTTCATGAACCGCAAGGGCGGGCTGGGCAAGCCCTTCGACCTGACCTCGTACACGCCCGAGTACGTGGGCCTCGTCTTCGGTGAGGCCTGGGAGCAGGTGGAGAGCGGGGAGTTCCCCGCGAACGGCTTCGATTCGGCTTGTTTCGTTTGTGATGTTGAGGCCGCCTGCTACGTGAGGGGAGGCCCGCTCAGTGCCCAGTACGACCCGGCAGACCCGGCGTATACCCCGCCTTACTGAGGCGGACGAGCGCCGCTTCTGGGTCAAGGTCGCCCTGCCGAATGAGCAGGGCTGCATGCTCTGGTCCGGCAAGCCGGACGGTCACGGGTACGGCAACTTCCACTTGCAGGGCCGGACCTTCAGAGCCCACCAGGTCTCCTATCTGCTGGCCTACGGCCCGGTACCTGAGGGCCTGGTCATCGACCACGTCAAGGCCAGGGGGTGCACGAACCGCCACTGCGTGGCCCCGGCTCACCTCGAAGCCGTGACGCAGACAGAGAACATGCACCGGTCCCGCAGGGACCGGTGCGGCCAAGGCCACCTCTTCGACGAGACCAATACGTACATCCGTCCCGACATAGGCGTACGGCAGTGCCGTACCTGCCGACGGGCTACCAACCACCCTTCTGAGGACCCGTGACAGCCACCGTGAGCTTCAGCGATCTGCTGGCCAAGTTCTTACTGCGGGCGCGCTATGGACGAGCCCGTGGCGTACGACGACCCGCAGCGGGACCCCAACTACTGCTGGACGCACAGCATGATCTATCCCGCCTGCGCGGACATGCACTGATGCCGCCCGATTGCGATTGTGGCTGCTGTTGTGAGGCCTGCGGGCACTACCCGGGCTGTATCAGCGGCAAGGGAAGGAGGGACGATGCCGATCCTGAGCCTGTGCACGGGGTACGGCGGCCTTGATATGGCCGTGGAGGCCCTGACGGGGGACAAGGTCGCCTACGTCGCGGAGAGCGACCCGGCGGCCTCTCTCGTGCTCAAGCACCACTGGCCCGACGTGCCGAACATCGGCGACATCACGACGTACGACTTCACGCAGCTCGTCGGCTTGGTGGACACCATCGTGGCCGGGTTCCCCTGCCGCAACACCTCCAACGCCGGCCGAAGGGATGGGATCAATGGCCAATGGTCGCGGGTCTGGAAGGACGTCTGCCGGGCCGTCCGCGATGTACGACCTCGTCACGCGTTCCTGGAGAACGTTGCGGCGCTCCGGTCGCGGGGCCTCGATGTCGTCGCTGAAGACCTGGCCTCGATCGGGTATGACCTCTGGTGGACGACTCTTCGAGCTTCCGACCTGGGAGCCGCCCACCAGCGAGACCGATGGTTCGGCGTCGCTGTTCCCCACGCCGAAGGCGAGCGACGGCCCCCACGGGGGGCCGAACCAGCGCAGCAGCAAGGGGAAGTACGACGC